TATTTGGAGTGAGGTTGATGATTCACAAACTGTAACATGGACGGACGTAGAACCGGGGTCCACAGACTAGGAGGATAAATGGCATCAACATTTTCAAGCGCATTAAACTTAGAACTTCAAGCCAGTGGAGAAAACTCTGGAACTTGGGGTGTAATAACAAATAACAATTTACAAAAGGTAGAATCAGCGATCAAAGGTTATGTGTCTATTGCTATTGCGAGCACATCAGATTCACTTGATACATCAGATGGATCTACCACAGACGAACAAAGTAACGCCATAATTAAATTAACAGGCACGCTTACAGGTAATACGACCATGCAAAGTGAAGCTGTAGAAACATGGTACATTGTTGATAATGCAACAACCATGGGCACACACACATTAGGATTTAAACCAGCGGGCGGAACAGCAACTAACCTTGTAGCAGGATCCAAGCACATCTTGTATTCTGATGGTTCCACAATGTTCGATGTCTTGAACGATGCAGGAAATATCACGGCTAACGGAACACTGAACGTTGCTGGTAATGTATCATTTGACGGTGGTACTTTTGTATTTAACGAGTCATCTGCTGACTTAGATTTTAGAATCGAAGGTAACGGTGATGCAAACTTATTCTTTACTGATGCTGGTAATGACAGGATTGGTATAAAAACAAACTCACCTTCTACAGAGTTACACGTTGTCGGTGGTGTCAAAGCCACAGGTGCGATAGACTTTGACGGTGGTGGATTTACCTTTAACGAATCTGGTGCCGCTGTTGATTTTAGAGCGGAAACAGACACATTAACAAATGCTTTCTTTATAGATGGTTCTGCTGATAAAATAGGTTTTGGTACAAATTCACCAGCTAATGCGTTGGTAGAAATAAATCAACCAAGCTCTACAGGTGCCATAGCTTGTATATCATTAGATCAAGATGATGAGGATCAAGCATTTATTCACTTTGACGGAACAACAGGTAGTGGTAGCACTGCTAGTATATCAACTTCTACAGATGAAGGTGGAAGTAAAGTAGGTGCGATAAAAATTAAAGTAGGTAGCACCGAAAGATACATTAGGATTTATGACTCTGCGGTGTAATTATGCCTTTATCAAAATTACAGATAGCACCGGGAATAGATAAACAAAATACCGAATATGGCGCTGAAGGTCGTTGGGTAGATAGTGATAATGTTCGTTTTAGATACGGACTACCAGAAAAAATAGGTGGTTGGGAAAAAGTAACAAGTGATGCACTTGTTGGTGCAACTAGAGCCATACTTTCTTATTCAGCACTTAACGGTGTTAAGTATGCTATCTATGGAACAAATAAAAAATTATATGCTTACTCTGAGGGTAACTACGCTGACATAACACCTACTCGTTCTACAGGCACAGGTAATATTACACAGTTTGCAACAACAAACGGATCTACTACGGTGACTGTAACAGATTCTAGTCATGGTGCTTTGATCGGTGATTTCGTTACGATTGCTAGTGTAGGTGGCGCAGTTAACGGTATATCTGCCGCTAACTTACAAGGAGAGTTTGAAATATTAACAGTTCCAGATGGTAATACTTATACAATAGAGGCAAAGGCGGCGGCTAGTTCTACTGGAAATGCAAGCGTAACTGCTAATGCTACGTATCAATTAAATACTGGCGCGGCTGTTTCGTTATTTGGTTATGGTTGGGGTGCAGGTACATGGAGCACATCAACATGGAATACAACAAGAGAAGGTCTAACAGGTGGTGAAGGAGTTTTACTACAATCAGCAAAATGGGCACTAGATAACTGGGGTGAAGACGTATTAGCTTTACAATTTAATGGTGGTTTGTTTTATTGGGACACATCTGATGGATTAACAAGTTTAGCTACCACGACAGAGGTAAGCGGTGCACCAACGAAATCTAGATTTATGATTGTATCTGGTGATGATAGACATGTTATTTGTCTTGGTACCGAAACAACAATAGGTCAAACAGCTACACAAGATAATATGTTTATACGTTGGTCAGATCAAGAATCAACTAATGATTGGACACCGACTGCTACAAATACAGCAGGATCTTTTCGATTAACAGATGGTAACCAAATACAAACTGCAACGAGATCAAGAGGTGCTGTTATGATATGGACTGATACAGCATTATACGCAATGCAGTTTATAGGTGCCCCTTTGACATTTGGTTTTAAGCAAATTGGTTCTAACTGTGGAGCTGTAGGCATTAACGCGGCCGTTGACGTATCTGGTAACTCATTCTGGATGAGTAACGACTCTTTCTTTATATACGATGGTGCCGTTAAAAAATTACCTTGCACAGTACAAGACTATGTGTTTGATGATATTAATAAAAATGCACAACAAGATGTATATTGCGCGGCTAACTCAAACTACAATGAAGTTATGTGGTTCTATGCATCAGCTAACTCTGATCAAATAGATAGAATGGTAACTTACAATTATGCAGAAAACCTTTGGTATGTGGGCACACTTGCTAGAACATCTTGGTCTGACTACGGTGTTTATCCTGTGCCTTATGCTACACAGTTTAAATCTACAGATACTACTGCAACTATATCGACAATCACAGGACTCAAAGCTGGTAGAACATTTGTATTTTTACATGAAACAGGAACAGAAGATGATGGCTCTGCTATGGCAAACCACATTGAATCTGGTGACATAGATATTGCTGATGGTGATAACTTTATGTCTGTATCAAGATTCATACCAGACTTTAAAAATTTAACAGGCACAGCAGATGTCACCTTAAAAACCAGACCCTATCCATCTGGTAATCAAACAACTCATGGATCATTTGATGTAACGACGTCAACAACAAAAGTTAATACACGTATACGTGGTAGACAAGTTGCTGTTAGAATTAGTAGTGATGCTATTGGTGATAAGTGGCGATACGGAACAATGCGTTTGGATATTAGACCAGACGGTATGAGAGGTAGTTAATGTCATTAGCTGAATTAGAACAAGCCACTGGATCTACATTTCCCGTTGGTGGAGGTGGTGGTTTATCTACTATTGTTCAACCGGGATTTCCTTCTGATAATCCCCCTTTTATGGGAAGGCCTTTATTACCTCCATTTGGTAAATTTCCACCGGGATTAAGACCAATACCAAGACCTCCTTTTATGCCCGGACCAATAATAGAAATGCCAATGCCAATAAGGCCCGGACCACAATTACCGGAAATGCCAGACTACTCTAGTCAGTTTGAAAAGCTAGGTGAACAATTAGGTGGCTTTGGTAAGCAGTTAGATGCGCTCGGTAGTTTTAATGAACAAGTAGGTGGACTGGGCAAACAGTTTGAAGCAGTTAATAATAAATTAGATAGCTTAGAAAAAGGTCTAGGTAGTCTTGGTAATCAACTTGCTAGTATAGAACAAGGACAACCAAAACCACAAGAAGTACAACAACCACAACAACCATCATACAGTCCATTTGGATTTGGTGGTCTTGCTAATTTATTTATGAACATGAGGAGATTTTAATGTCTAAAATTGTAACACCACGTTTACCAGAGGCAACAGAAGAATATAGTAGAGAACAGTTATCTCAACTTATACAGACACTTGATCAAGTAATCTTTGTTTTAAATAATACATACATACCGGAAAAACTACGTGAAGATGATGAGCGTATTAGTTTCTTTTTGTCCTAATGCCTAACGTCTATACTAATCACAAAGCAAAGTTAGCTAACACAAGTCTAACAACCATTTACACTGTGCCTACAGCAAAGACAGCCATTATAAAATCTATACGTGTTGCTAATGAAGATACAAGTAATGATTGTAATATTACGGTGACATTGGTTGACACAAGTGATGTTATATACATGTTAGAAAAAGATAGAACAATACAAGCAAAGAGATCACAAGAGCTTCTTGCGACCGGTAATATGGCGCAGGATTCTGCCGATAGTTCGGTAGCAGGACCAACGCCTTTGATAGCCAAAGAATCTGAGATTATCAAGGCTCAAGCTGAAAACGCAAATGACTTGAGTATAATCATAAGTGTGTTAGAAATATCTGACGTATAGGAGAAACTATGAGAACTGTAAGAAAACGAAACGGAAACCAACCTGTCTCTATGATGAAGAAGGGTGGCAAGGCAAAGAAAAAAGTAAAGAATGCTAAGCTAGCCGCTATGTATGGTGATCCTAATAAAATAACAAGAGGTGACATTATCACTGCCGCTAAAAGAAAAGCGATGAAAAAACCAAAGAGAAGAGCGTAATGCGTAAAGGTTTATATGCTAACATACACGCTAAGAGAAAGCGTGGTGGCAAGATGCGTAAGAAAGGCGCTAAAGGTGCACCGACTGCCGCAAACTTTAGAAGAGCGGCACAAACAGCGAGGAAAAAATAATGACTAAATTATGTCCAAGAGGTAAAGCCGCGGCTAAACGAAAGTTTAAAGTTTATCCAAGTGCTTATGCAAATGCATACGCTTCTAAAATCTGTGCTGGTAAGATCAAAGATCCTAGCGGTGTAAAGAGAAAAGATTTTAAGGGGCCTAAAAAAGCCATGGGCGGTATGATTGAC